CTACTAAAATTATCGAGAATCGGTGTTTCAGAACCTTTACGTGTTCGTTTGGGACTTGTTGTTTGTCCTTCTTCAAAGAAATCTACTGACATATTTTTAATTTGATTTGTTCTCATCAAATATAACACTAAAAAAATAAAAAACAAAACTATGACAAAATGTCTTAAAAATGTGTGAAAAACGACTAATTAATGTCTAAATGTCAGTTTTATTCATTTGGCAACATACTTGATAATTTTATTTTAAAATTAAAAATATATGATAACATTATTCAAAGATCCGTTTTTCGATGTTTTCGATAAGGTTTTCGAAACATCTTACGTTGGTACCACAACACCACAAACCAATCTCACTAAAAATGAAAATGGGTACAAACTATTAATGAGTGTACCCGGTCTAACTAAGGAAGACATTAAAATCACAACAAAAGATGGGGTTATTACCATCTCTTTTGAAAAGGAGGAGAAAAGTAATAGAACCTACTTTACCAGTAATTTTAAAAAATCCTACACATTGCCTGAAGATGTAAAGGAAAAAGATATCGAAGGTAAGGTTGAGAATGGTGTGTTGGAACTAAGGTTACCATTAGAAAAGAAAAAAAATTTAGAGAGATTAATATCTTTAAATTAATTAAAACCCCACGATGTGGGGTTTTTTATTTGATATTTATCTAGTATATTATTCATAAAAAAATATATGGCTATTTTATCTGAAAAAATTGAAGGTACAATTATCGAAGTATTAATTGAGTCCTCAAATCTGAAATCTGCAACTTATAACACAGAATCTTCAAATTTAAATATCACTTTTAATAGTGGTGCTATTTATGAATATAATAATGTTCCTTGGGAAAAGTTTACAAAGTTTAGAATGGCTAAATCTCAAGGAAAATATTTTAATGAGAATATATCAAAGAGTTATAAATATAACAAAATAGGATGAGTTTATTTGAGGAACTTATAGAGGACAAGAAAGAAGATGAAAAAATTATAAAGTCTTTTAAGACTAAGGACTCTCTATGTCAAAATATATTTGATGGAGATGCTGATGGTTCTAAAATGAAAAAAGAGATTAGAAAAAAATTATTAGAGATATCCAATAATTTTATTGAGTCTTTAGGAGTTGAATTTTTTATTCATGATATTGTTTTAACAGGTTCCTTAGCAAATTATGGTTGGTCTGAGTATTCGGACGTTGATTTACACATTATAATTGATTATAGTGATATAAAAGGCAATAATGAATCAAAATCTATCCTTTCAATAATCAAAGAATTTTTTGATGCCAAGAAAAATGTTTGGAACGAAAAACATAATGTTAAAATTAAAAATTTTGATGTTGAATTATATGTTCAAGACATTAGTGAACCACACATATCGTCAGGAGTTTATTCAGTATTGAATGATGAGTGGGTAATCGAACCTAAGAAAGAAAATCCAAGTATTGATGATAGAAAAATACTGGAGAAGGGTGAAGAATTTGCTAAAAAAATAGATAAAATAATAAATTTAAGTGATAATGAAAATGCCCTACCTAAAATAGAGGAACTTAGAAAAAAACTTAAAAAGTTTAGACAAAGTGGACTTGAAACGGGTGGAGAGTATTCTTATGAGAATTTAACGTTTAAATTATTACGGAGAAACGGGTATATTAAAAAACTATTAGATTTAAAAACCCATATAACGGACAAAAAATTGTCCATAACACAATAAATAGACTTATTTTTTTCTATATATCTATGTATTTATAGGATAAGAATAACATAATCTTAATTTTTGAAAAATGGCAGATTTAAAACCACTAGGTAGTGAAAAGTTAACTGGAGACGATAAGTTAAAAAGAATTCTCGAATTAACATACTACAAAAACTCGAACAATAAAACACAGAAAGAGAATGCCGAATTCATTTCGGAATCTAAAACCGGAGGTATATACGGTATTGTTAAAGAAAAAGACGGGTATTTTGTTAAAAGAGGATTAAATGAATCTTCTCTCGATTATATCGGTGGAATGTTCATGAAAAATAAAAATAAATTTTCTTCATATGGTGAGGCTTTAAAAAGATTAAATCTTTTAAAAGGACAAGAAGAACTTCAAGAAGCAACAAAATATGTGTTAAAAACAAAGGCACCTCAAGAAGAGGCACCTGTTGCGGAACCATCAATGGATATGCCACCAATGGCACCTGAAGAACCGATGCCAGAATTACCATCTCCTTCACCAGAAGAAAATATGGATGCACCTGCACCATCTGAAGAACCATCAATGGATTCGGAGATGGGAAGTTCTTCAGGAGAAGGAAAACGTTCTGACTATATGGCTGAAGTTCAAAAGTTTGCTGGCAAACTTGGACAGGAACTAAGAGACCAAAAGGACAAAATGGAAAGTGACGATATCAAATATGTTCTAAACATGATTATATCCGCAGTTGATTTGGATCAACTAGAGGAGGATGATATTGAGGAGATAGGTAAAAAATTTGAAAGAGAAGAAGAGGAAATGCCGGTTGATGGACCAGAAATGGGTGACGAAGAAATGCCGGCAGTGGAACCAGAGGCAGAAGAAGATTTAAATGAAATGGATGATATGGATCCTATGGATGCTTTAGAAAGTTTTGTCAACGAACCGGCAATAGATGTTGTTGATGATATGGACGAAATTGATTTATCATCTTATTCACATAATGAAACTGACGTATCTTCTTTTGCTGATATCGATGAAATGAATGATGAGGTTGAGTTGGATTTAGATGAAATCAAACATAGTATAAACACCGCCATTGGAGAGACTTTAAGTAAATACTTTAAATAAAATGGTTCTTATATATGTCAATGAAATTGGTTCTGACTATAAAGGTCAAAAACAATATGAATTTATATTCAGTAAATCAACTGATCTTGACATAGAGGAGTGGTTTATCATACCCGCATCATCATCTGTTGAAACCAAATCTCCCGGTATTGAATACGTGGATTTAGTTGGTTTATTAAAAAATACCGATTTAGAATTAGAACTTATTCAAAACTCCGATTATTTCGGAGTTATTGATGCTGTAGATAATGTCGTGGCATTGGCTTGGGAAAAATTTGATTTTGATAATGAGTTTGGTAGACTAACATTTAGATTCGGTGAATCTGTTGACTCAGTAACAAAAAAATTAAAACAACGAGATTACCATTTATTAAAAGAAGAAATAAAATTCAAAGAATCATGAAAAGAAATGAAATAGTTAAATCTTTATTAAAAGAAGGATTTTCAGAAAAAACCTTACTTAATTTTAGTGATAAACAGTTGATTGAGTTGTCTAAAAGAATATTTTTTGAGGAAGTAGGTAATGTTGTTATGTCTAAAAACGTAAATCCTCAAGACATTTTAAAAATGACAAACCAAGGTCTTAATGTTGAGTTAAAAGAAAAGAAATTGGTAGGTAACCAAAAGAAAATAGATGCAAATAAAAATGGAAAGATTGACCCTGAAGATTTCAAACTATTAAGATCTAAAAAAGATTCTAAAAAAACCGAAAAAAAAGAAGTAAAAGAATTAGTTGGTAACCAAAAGAAAATAGACGCGAATAAAAATAATAAGATTGACCCTGAAGATTTCAAACTATTAAGATCTAAAAAAGATTCTAAAAAAACTGAAAAAAAGGAAGTGAAGGAATGGGTTAATAGGTTAGCTGAAAATAATTTTCATTCATTTACATCTAAGAATGAAATTATGGAATTAATTAAAACCAAAATTAATGAGGTTGAAGTTGGGCCAAATGTTAAAAAGGGTCACAATGGTATTCCTGAATTTATGAGTTATGAGGCTATTACTAAACCCGCCCCAACTAAACCAAAGGTTGACCCAGGTACTAAACCAAGAACACCTTATTCACCTAAACCAGGTGAAAAGTCTAAACCAAAGGCTTTAAAAGAAAAGAAAGATGCAAATAAGTAAAAAAAATCTCTTATCTTTAATAGAAAGTAATATTAAAGAAATGGCAATGGATTTTGATACACCAGATAGACCTGACCAAGGTATTCAGGATAAACTATCGCAAGGTGAAACACCACTTAAAAAGGTTCCATTTCCATCTACTGGGCAAGAGCCAAATAAAAATTTCCAAGAAGTTTTAGCATCTGAAAGATACCGACAAGTTGTTTCAAATTTAAGAAAGTATCTTGGAGATAGGTCTCCGATACAAAGAGGTATGGAAGGTGTAATGCAATTACAACAAACATTAATGAATGCACATAACACAATTGTTCAAATTGAAAGAAATCATAGACAAGATTTGGAACAATTGGCAATTGAGTTGGTGATGAAAGAAATGGGTATACCTGAAGGTGCTATTGAATATGATGCAAAAATCATAGGAATGGGTGAAATTGATATGGAGGACTTCGGACATGATGAAGAAAATGAAGAAAATCCTGAACAAGTTGATATTGAAAATGAAATTGAGATTTACAACGAGTTACAAAATTTAGATTTAGAAAAAGCCAAAAGAAGAATGATTAATTCAATTATTCAAGGAGCGTCTAAAAAAGGTCACTATATGTTTCACTTAGTTCCCGAAAAACTAGAACAAATTACTGGACGTCCAGATATTTTAAATTTATATGGTACATTAATGTCAATTAATGATTTAACATATTGGCAAATAAGTGATGATATGATTAAAGGTTTGGGTGGTTCTTCTGCGGGTAAAGAAAGTGCTGAGGGTCCCGAAGAAGAGGGTGGACCGGGTAAAGTTATCGCTCGAGGTATAAACTTTCCTGTATTAGTTCATGAACTTATTAAAGGAACACTTGAATTATTTGCATTACAAGGTAGACCTGATGAGGATTTTGAAGACGTTGAATCATCTGAAGATACCTTAGAAAAGGAAATGTGGGATTTAAGACTTGGCCCTGCAATATGGGATAGAATTAGAAGTCAATTTCCTGAAGATATATTAACAGATGAAAATAAAATCGAGTTACAAAACTATCTATTAGTAGAGATTTTTAAACTACCCGCTAAGAATTTCTTAGTTTTCACAAAAGAAGTATTATCAGGTTCATCTGTAGGTAAAAGACTGATGGGTGAGTTGATGGATGGTATTAATAAAATGTTCAACGATCAAGATTATGAAGATGCGGTAGCAATGTTCAGAGATGATTTGGATGATGCAACTGATAACACCACTGAAGAAGAATTAACTAATGTGCTAGGTAATATAAATTTTGATGAGTTGGGTATTAGTTTTTCCGGTATGGATGACGAAGACGAAGAAGATGATGACGACGGGGGAGTACCTGTTAGAAGATAATATAAAAGGTGGTTAATCCACCTTTTTTTATATTTATATGTATGAATTCAAAATTAGAACAGTTAAAAGAGTATGCAAAAATTATGAAAGACGCACCATATGCGTTGAAAACATATTTGCAAACATATGACAATACACAAAAGAAATTTGTTCCCTTAGAATTATTTCCTGACCAAGTTCAGTTGATTAAGGACTATAGTTTATACAACGAAAATATCACAAGAAAGTATCGTCAAGCGGGTGTATCCACAGTTACATCTGCATGGATTTCATGGAAATTACAATTAGCAAAACCTGAAAATCCTGAAAGAGTTCTTATTATCGCGAACAAAAGAGATACCGCAATAGAAATGGCTAATAAAGTCCGTAATTTTTTGGACCAGTGGCCCGAATGGATTAATGTTGGGTTTTCTGTGGATAAAAACTCTGAAAGTAGATTCCGATTAAATAATGGATGTGAAGTTAAGGCGGTTGCAACATCAGCAGATGCTTTACGTGGATATACACCAACAGTCCTCGTATTTGACGAAGCTGCATATATTGAAGCTGGTGATGATTTTTGGGCAGCATCTATGGCATCCCTATCAACAGGTGGTAAGATTATATTAATTTCCACACCTAACGGTTATGACCCAATCTATTACGGTGTTTATGACCAAGCACTACGTGGTATCAATGATTTCCACATTACAGATTTAAGATGGTTTAAAGACCCAAGATACACTAAGGACTTAAGGTGGGTGAAATGTAGTGACATTACACATTACATGTTGAATCGTGAACAGTATAATGATGATGAAGTTGTCATGCACAATTTTGATATTGAGAAATATCGTGAATATGAAGAAATGGGTTATAAACCATTTTCTTCTTGGTTTGAATCAATGTCAAAGAAATTCAAATACGATAGAAGAAAAATCGCACAAGAATTGGAATGTGACTTTTTAGGTTCAGGTGATGGTGTTATTCCAAATGATGTCCAAGAAAACATTGCTAAAAATATGATTAGAGTACCTAAAGAAAAATATATGCAAGGTACTTTTTGGCATTGGAAAGAACCCGTAAACGGTCATCGTTATATTATGGGTGTTGACGTTAGTAGAGGGGATAGTGAGGATTTTTCTTCCATCAATATTGTTGATTTTGATGAAAGAGAACAAGTTGCCGAATACATTGGAAAAATACCACCGGATGATTTAGCATCAATTGCATACAAATGGGGAGTACTATATGACGCGTTTATTGTTATTGATATAACCGGAGGTATGGGTGTGGCAACATCGAGGAAGTTACAAGAAATGAATTATAAAAACCTATATATTGATGGTGTCAATACACAAAACATATGGGAATATAACAAGAAAGTAATGGATAAAATTCCGGGGTTGAATTTTAATAATAAACGAACACAAATTGTGGCGGCATTTGAAGAACAATTAAGAAAAGGGTTTCAAGTAAGGTCTAGTAGATTACTCAACGAGTTGAATACGTTTGTTTATATTAATGGAAGACCTGACCACATGAAAAGTGCTCACGATGATGCCATTATGAGTTTGTCCATGGCACTTTACGCTGGTGATATGTGTTTCAATCAATTACAAAGAAACGATTCAAAAAATAAGGCAATGTTAGAATCTTGGGTAATGTCTGAAAGAACATATGAACCAAATAAGACATTTTACTCATATGGAACATCTTTAGACCCAATTGGTTCATTACAAACTGACCCATCTTTTTATCATCAGAATAATCCTATGAATACTCCAAAATCATCATATCAAGAATATTCATGGTTATTCGGTAAAAAGAAAAACATTTCCTAATTCAGAATTAAAGTTTATATTATAATCAAAACTATTTATATACATGGCGGACAATAATCTTACAGTTTTTCAAAAATTAACAAGAGTTTTTGGTTTTCAGGGTAAAACAAACCCCAACAACGCACCATCGTTTAATTTTTCGAAAGATGAATTATTAAAAACTGACAGTAGAGAGGAGTACGAAAAGGCACTACTACTGGCACAACAAACTCAATATATTGCGGATAAATGGACCAAGTTAGATCAATCACTATATAACCAATCTGTTTACTATGAACCAAATAGATTGGCGGCATATTATGATTACGAGTCAATGGAATTTACACCTGAAATATCTGCCGCTTTGGACATATATGCTGAAGAATCCACAACTCTTTCTGAAAAAGGTGAAATTTTAACTATCTATTCTGAATCTGATAGAGTAAAAAAGATATTAGAAGACCTTTTTAAAGAAAAATTAGATATTAACACAAATTTACAAATGTGGGCTCGTGGACTTTGTAAGTATGGTGATGATTTCGTGTATTTAAAAGTTGACCCCCAAAAAGGAATTATTGGTTGTCAACAACTTCCAAATATTGAAATTGAAAGAATCGAGGGTGCTGCTACAAAAACACCGGGTAATGATAGAGACATTAAAATTCCTACAAAGGAATTAAGATTCCAATGGAATAACAAAGAAATGGAATTCCAGTCTTGGGAAATTGCACATTTTAGATTACTTGGTGATGATAGAAAACTTCCATATGGTACTTCTATGTTAGAAAAAATTAGAAGAATATGGAAACAGTTATTATTGGCGGAAGATGCAATGTTGATTTATAGAACATCAAGAGCACCTGAAAGACGAGTTTTTAAAGTTTTCGTTGGTAACATGGATGATAAAGATATCGAATCATACGTTCAACGTGTTGCTAACAAATTTAAAAGAGACCAGATTTCAGACCCAAGAAATGGTCAGGTTGATATGAGATACAACCAAATGGCTGTCGACCAAGATTACTTCATTCCGGTTCGTGATGCCGCACAAACAAGTCCAATTGAAACATTAGCAGGAGCTCAGAATTTGGGTGAAATTGCTGATATTGAATATATCCAAAAGAAGATGTTGGCGGCACTACGAATCCCTAAAGCATTTTTGGGTTTTGAAGAAGTCGTTGCGGAAGGTAAGACATTGGCATTAATGGATATTAGATTCGCAAGAACAATTAATAGAATACAAAAATCATTAATACAAGAATTAAATAAAATCGCTCTAATACATCTTTATCTTTTAGGTTTGGAAGATGAATTGGGTAATTTCACCCTATCTCTAACAAATCCATCTGCTCAGTCTGATTTGTTGAAAATTGAACAGTGGAAAGAAAAAGTTACTCTATATAAGGACGCAACGTCTGACCAGTCTCAGGTAGGTATTTTACCGGTATCACATACTTGGGCGAAGAAAAATATTCTTGGTATGAGTGATAGTGAAGTCATTCTTGATTTACAACAACAACGTATTGAGAGAGCGATGGGATTTGAATTACAGAATACACAAAATGTTATTAAA